TTTGTCATTACTAAGGTGTCCCCCCCAATGTTAAGAATCTTAAAAGCGACACCGGAGTCACTCGCGACATATAGTTCACCTACAGCAGCATGAACTTGGTCCACGAACGAATCAGGATTAACGCCTGGGTTTGTAGTTATCGAGGGTATAGGTGTCGTTTGAGAGCTACTCCAGAAATCGCCAGTTCGTTGAATCTCCCCGATCTGTTCAGAGGATATCTCCACCTTCGATGAAGTATTCCCATGTGGTTGGAAAGTATTCCTACACCATTGCATAAACCACACCGCGGAAATAATGGCCAAAATAGCGCTAGTGGCCGCGATATATTTATAATTGCACGCAACACGCCACCGACGACACCAATCACTAAACAAACTTTGAAACTCACTCCGTACTTGCTGAACAAATGCGACAGTAAGCATGCGCGTCACATGGTGGCGGCGCTCTCTCCAGTTGCTAAAGTCACTCAACCGAACATATAGTCTGCGCACAAGGTAGCAGGCATAAATCGAGGCAATCAAAAAGATTAGCGATACAATATGAGCATATAAGAAATATACAACTGTGTAGATCCAATCAAACGAGCAATCCAACCATGCTAGCGGCTGTATCACGAGTCCTCTTTGTAAATCAAACTTCCAAGTGCCGTTCGTCGGGTTTTCGAGGACTAACTTGCATTTCCCTCTCGGTGTGATAATGGTTCCAATGCGATCAAGTTCAAAGGCAAGTACAAAAAAGGCATTACTAATAGCGTGAATGAAAAAGCGCACCTTAAAAGAGAACTTAGCGATCGCGACATGCATAAAAAATGGCCAAACGCTCAACATCGAAAATCCATAAGCAAAAATCTTCAAGCAAATTTCAAAAACAGCAAACATAAAGGAAAATAGTTGTGCGACCACCAAGTGAGGAAAACCGATACAACCGCCAAGATGCTTAACAGCACTCTTGAGCACCTCCTCAAAAAGCGGGTCACGAATCCCAAGTCTAAACAAATTATAGTAAAAGACGCTAGAAAAAGGCACACTCATCTCCTCAGAGAGCCCCTGAGGTCGGAACACGGGATTATCGGCGCAATTCATACAACGAACTTGTCTTCCAGGAAGATTGGAGCCAGGGATCACGCGATTACCCTGATCATCAAATTCGAAAATACGCGCATAGTACCCGCAACCCGTGCATATTTGAGACGTATCGACACACCCAGCAGGGCACACCCCATCTACGGCTCCCACATTGCCACAAAACTCGCACTCCTTGAAAACCCTGCGCCCTTGCGTTTTTAAGCGATTAAGCTGCTGTGTAGCAAAAGTGTTCCACTGGACCCTCAAGAAAGACATAAACTCAGCTGTCGACGTGATCTCACGAATCAATCGCCTCTGTACATCAGTCCCGTGAACATCATACGTGTAAACACGAAATATGTGCGCATCCGTTAATTGACCCGGAATAACGACCCCATTCGTATCCATGAGCATGCTCGCTTCTATCTTCGCGGGATCAAGTTGTGTTGTGCTTGGCTTGCGATAACTGGCCTTGACTTCCACCTCGACCCATGTGAATCTACGGAGAATTGCTCCCGGACACGCGGCTGCTGTGTAAGCCTGAAGGTCATCAGAGTTGGTAGTACCAATAACTAGCTGGTGCAGGTTGAAGATCTTACCCTTACTATCCAAGCTAGCTTGAGGAGTGGCCACTACAGTGTTATTTACCAATGTGATAATACCTGACACCATATTAGAGAGAGCTTCACCGCCTATACTTTGTCGAATGGCCGCCATATCATCGAGAATCATAGCCCAATGAAAGTTGGCAGCCCCCGTCATATACGTATCTTGTGAGCTATTCCCGAGTGTGTAGTTGTACACGCCGCAACTATCAAGACCCTTGCCATTATTCGAAATACTTTGGTCAGGGTCAAAAGGACTATCGCGCCGGAATTGCTCAGTTATCGCATTTAATAGGACAGTTTTACCCGTACCAGGATGACCGAAAAGCATCAAACTATATGGACAGGGCCTCTCACTCAAAGCGGCCTTAGCGTACACATGCAAACGCTTTGTCACGGCCGTAAAACGATCACTCAACCGATTGTAAAGAGACCGAGACACGGAAGGATTCGTGGAGTATTGCTGAATCTTAGTCTCCATGGTGGCCAAGCCAGCCGCAATTTGGGTAATCAAGGGAGTTGCGACAGGACCAACAGTACCATCTTCAAACTTGGAATCATCCATCTTGAGTTCAAACCTCTCTAATTCGAGCATCATGTCTCGCATGTCTTGCTCATACCCAAGGAAAGACTGAAAGTCTTTGCATCCACTCTGATAAAAGGATTTGAAGGTCGAGAAAGTGGTGTGCAGATGTGCGATAATGTTACCTATCATATCTGCCCCCCTTGTAACGGTAGATTGGCCACGGGCTGCCGACTCGACATTGCGCATTAGTGTGGGGACATCGCACTTCTCTCGCCCAAATGCATAGAAAGCAAATAGGACTGAAACCAGCGATAGAATAGATTTAATTTGAGGAGTGTCGAATGCACCTTGTGGCGCAAATAAGTCACCCTCACTGGGCGGAGAATCAACAAATTTTTTTAAACTCCATACACGAGGTTCCTCATCAGTAAAATTCTTCCTAACACTGCGCACTAGCCCTTCTGGCAAATACGATTTGAAAATCAAACCCAAAGCACGCAACTCATCAACGGCAGCCTTAGCATCCCAGCGAGAGAATATACTCCGGATGGGACCTGGAACACAATTCAAACTAGACCACCGGTTATCGACATTTATCATGTTAGAAAAATCGAAATCAAAAAGGTTGACACCAATAGTGTTAAACGATATCTGATCGACGAAATATGGCCGCAGCACAGGGTATCTACTCCTCAAAAAGTGAATGAATCCAAGGTAAATGCCTATACCCTTACGAACGTGCATATAATTCACGATCTCAGCTGCGAGAAGCAATATGTCAGCATACATAGGATCACACAACTTATCGGCAAGACCTTGAGGTGAAAATGACGATGATTCATCATAGAAATCGCGGCAAACACTTTTCCAAGTCCCCAAATAGGCCCTGTCAATCGTGATGCCAAAGTCATTGCAACTCACAACTTTCTTCTGACCATCTGCATATAGACG